GAATACGCAAGAAAATACATTCAATAGTATTGAAAAAGAAGGGGATGGTATTTCAGTGGCAGATATTCGTAAAGAGTTGTTTGAAGGTGAAAACATAGTTGTAGGGAAATCAGATTATGGACAAAGTGAATTAGTGAGTGGTCCTTTTTCTACCAAAAAATAGATTTTCTTGTTTTAGATTTTCCTTTTTTGATTTGCTTATTTCCACCTTTTTTGGTTCTTTTTTTGCTTTGCTTTCTACCCCCTTTTCTTCTTAATTGATCTATTAATTGGTCTATTCTTGTTATTTCTCTCAAAATATCCTGTTGTTGTTTGGTAGTGAGATATCTATTATTTAATTGGTTACGATATTGTATAATTTGATTATTCAAGGAATCTATTCTTTCTTGTGTGGACATGATATTACTGGGTACATAAGGTATATCAGGTAGTTTTGTTGTATAGGGAAGAGCTGGATTTATATTGTATGATGAAGATACCTTTTTTCTTGTTTGCATTTTTGGTTGCATTCTTTGTTCAAAATCTTGATCTCGAATTTGTTGAATACGTCTTTCTTCATCATCCTTTATTTTACTTTTTTTACTATTCTTGAATACTCTTGAAAAAAAACTCATTTTTATATTATATTGATATAATTATTTATCAATATACTATATTTTGTGTGATTAGTGATCACCAACCATTAGCTCTAGCATTCATTTTACCATTTGTTTTTTTTCACATTGATTTTTTGACCACTTCCTCTTTTTTTCGCATTATTGGGATCATATTTTTCCTCTTCGTCATCTGATTGAATATCCTTGGACAAATCCCAAAATTCTTTGCTACCTAATTTGAATGCATTGTGTGCATCGGCTTTGTACCAAAATACTTGATCAGTCAATTTATTGGAACGTGTGGTGTTGTTAATAACAAGACATTCAAAATTTTCAGTGCATTGATCCATCACTTGACAAAAAGATTCAAAGGTGGGAAACATACCCGCATAATTTTCATAAAGTCGTTTGCGGTTATTAATATAAGGTTCTCTCAAAATAAATACAAAATCAATATTTGTTCGAAGACTCGGAGGAATTCCTAATGGATACTGCATGGTAATCAACAACATGAGCTTGAGATGTCGCCCATTGAAGAAAATATAACGCATCATTTTGTCGCGTATCCAACTATCATCATACATGCAATCATCTAATATGACAAATGCACGCGGATCAATGGACGATTTTTTGTATTGTTCTATTTCCTTATTGACTTGTTTCAAGACACCTTTTTGTCGTTTCAATATATTTTCAATAATGGCAGAATTGTATTCATTATGAATAAATAATTTGGGTACTAAACTTTTGTAAAAGTGATTTCCTTCTTCTGTTCCAGAAACGACTACACCAATGGGAATATCTTGGTGATAATAAAGGAGATCACGAACCAAAAAAGTTTTACCCGTTCCTCTTTTTCCAATCATGACAACTACTGGACCACTGGTATCACTTGTTTTGAATGTAATGGATCGCATATCAAATTTACTTAAATTCAATGTCATTAATGTTTATTTATGTAAAGTTTTTTTTCTTTTTTTTAACACGCATTTCTTTTTTTGGACTTTGTTCCATTTCATTTCTTTATTGGTTTAAAAATGATAATATTTATATTTTATTTAGTAAAATGGAAAAAATATCTATCATGAATTACGAAAAAAGGAAAAATACACAGCTTTTCAAAAGTTTTCAAAAAGAAGACCTTACATTTCTCTCCAATATTCAAAATTATGTTCCTATTTACGATCTTTTTTTTGCATTCAACGATGCAAATTATAATTCCATCAATTTAAATCATACCTATTATTTGTCAAATATCAAAAGTGTAGATGAAGAAAATGACAAATTATTCAATTGCAATCTCAAGCAAATAGATACAGATAAGATTACGAAAAAAAAAGTATTTTTTAAAATGGCACCTTTATTGGATCCTTTTAAATATATCATGGGAAAATATGATACTACCAACAAAGTATTATTTGAATTACCTCAATATAATTCGAATCCTGATGAAATACATTCCAAAATATTAGACAAAAACAATGCTGCATACATTGACTCTTTTTTCTGCTTTTTATCCAGTCGATTGATTCATCATCATCATTTTTTGCATGGTGTTGATTTTTATGGTTCTTTTTTGGCTATCAAACATGATTTCAAAATGAATATTATTGATGATTTGGATTATCTTTGCAAATGTGACTATTTTACAAAAAACAAGAATGTATTGTTTCAAGTGGAGGATTATAGTTATTTGTTTGATGATGAAAACAAACGATTGACACCCATTAAAATTGATTATACAAATACAAATAAATCGTTGTTGTCTGTCCAATCAATTCATCCTGAATTATTTGAAGATATTTTTGATAAAAATAACGCATATCCAAATGAAATTGGATTAGAAGATATTACAAATCTTGATTTTGATTTCACCAAATCAACACAATCTTTGGATCAAGTGATACAATCGTTGAATCAAGCAACACAACCCTTGAATCAAGAAACTATGTTGATATCCACATTAAAATCGACATCTACATGTTCTTCTAGAACATCATTGACATCACTAGATTTAAATGACATAGACAATATAGACGATGCAGACAATGTAGACGATGTAGACAATGTAGACGATGTAGACAATATAGACGATGCAGATAATGTAAATCAATTATCGGAAGAGAATGAGGATATAGTAAATAACGTAGATTCAGAAAATGAACTATCAGGAGATGATGAAATTACTGAATATACCACAGAAGAAGAGGATGAAGATGAAGAGGAACAATTTATTTATGCAACGATTCCTACTTTTCCGGTGCAAGTGATTTGTATGGAATATTGTGAAAATACATTTGATGATTTGATATTAAATAATGAATTATCAGAAGAAGAATGGTTTTCTGCATTTATGCAAATTATCATGATATTAATTACTTATCAAAAATCCTTTTTATTTACACACAATGATTTGCATACAAATAACATAATGTATATTCCTACTGAAAAAAAATACATATATTATCTTTATGAAAATGAATATTATAAAGTTCCTACTTTTGGTAGAATATACAAGATAATTGATTTTGGACGAAGTATATACACATTTGATAACAAGTTATTTTGCAGCGATAGTTTCAAAACAGGAAATGATGCAGCCAGTCAATATAATACAGAACCTTATTTTAATGATAAAAAACCAAGATTAGATCCCAATTATAGTTTTGATTTATGTAGATTAGCTTGTTCTATATTTGATTATGTAATTGATGATATTGATGAAATTAAAAATTTAAAAGAATGTAAACCGAGTATTCAGCTGATAGTAAATTGGTGTATGGATGATAATGGGTTGAATATACTTTATAAAGCAAATGGTGCAGAGAGATATCCAGATTTTAAATTGTATAAAATGATTGCAAGAAGTGTGCATAAACATATTCCTAAGGATCAATTACAAAGACCGGAATTTAAGAAATTTATTCTTTTGAAAAAGAATTTGCCTTCCAATATAAATCCAGAATTCTTTGTAAATATTGATAATATTCCTTGTATGCATCATATTTGAGAGAAAAATAATGACAATCGGTCAAAATAAATTTATTTTATATTTCTATTGAATATAGAATAAATATGACATATGGTTTCATCATAACACGTCATGTAAATTCAGTATTGACAAATCAATATTGGAATGAATGTATTCAATGTATTCGAACATTTTATCCGAAAAAGAAAATAATAGTCATTGATGATAATAGTAAAAAAGAATTTGTCAAGGATTTTTATCATTATCAAGAGGTTGAAATTATAGAATCTGAATTTCCACAACGAGGTGAATTGCTTCCTTACTATTATTTATTGAAAAATAATTATTTTGATTATGCCGTGATTATACATGATAGCACTTTTATCAAAAAACGAATTTTTTTTGAAAAAATAGAATTTATTAAAATGAAAGTATTGCCATTATGGCATTTTACTGAAGCAGATATTCCTGAAAATATTTCCAATAGTTTACGTTTGGTTAGTCAACTTAAAAACAATGAAGACATTTTTCGAATGTTTCAATCTGTCTTGAACAAAACAGAATTGATGGGAATTCCAATCACAAATAAAAAATGGTATGGATGTTTTGGTGTGCAAACATTTATTAGTCGTTCATTTATTATTCAATTGCAAAACAAATATAATATATTCAATCTATTGAATTATGTAAAAAATAGAGCGGATAGATGTTGTTTAGAGAGAGTCATGGGTGCACTTTTTTATTTGGAATATACTTTCATAAAAAAAATGCCGTCATTATTGGGTTGTATCAAAACTTATATGAAATTTGGTTATTCCTTTAAGGAATATATAGATGATATGAAAAAAGTAGCAAAATTACCGCTTCCAGTAATCAAGGTTTGGACAGGACGTTAAAGAACAAAAATATTCTATATTCTATATTCTAAAATCCTGGACTATCCGTAAACACGGCTGGATTTTCTACATTTGTTCCTCCTTCTTGAATCACAGGTTTCAGTTGGTCAAGAATAAAATAGCCAACAAATACACTAAAATATACCAAAAGAGCATCACGAATCAATAATTTTAGAGGTTTGCTTTCTTTTTCGATAAATCGCATTTCGATAAATTTAATGATAAAAAATATGATGGATATAATGGCAGATATAATAAATATATTTTTCATTTATTATATCTGCTTTTTTAAAAATGATATTTTTACCGAATATATTGGTTGTTTCTAAATATAGTTTATTTTTCGTAAAATGTATAAAAAAAAAATATTGATATAAATTATAGAATGAGTTTTATGAAGAAAAATCTTTCTGAAATCAACGAGTATAAACAAGTAACTACCAGAACATTTAATTATATTAGTGTCAAAATACAAAATATAGTTTTAAATACTAGTGTAGATATCCAGGTAATTTTTTATGATGCCAATAAGAATATTGGAGATATTAAAATGGTTAAATTAACTGATACTGATTATGAAAATTGGGGAAATGATGATAATTATATTTTAAATACTGCTTGCAGTAAATTAGGATTAACTTTAACACCTGCATCTGCATCTGCGCCAGAGTCAGAACCTACTAGTTTATAAAATCTCAATATAGCTTTATGTAGTATATCATTTACAAGTAAATATATTCTTGTAAATGGTATTCTTTTACACCTTTTTCTTTCAACCTAAAACTTCAATATCATCAAGCAACAAATCAGGAATCAAATTTAATTCTTGTTTATCCGAATCAAAATGGTAAATATCTTTGTCATCTAATGAAATATTTTCATCAAAAATTTTCAATTTTACATTTTCTTCTTCTTCCTCTTCCTCTCTCTCGGCTTCCAATTTTCGTTGTGTATTTCTAACTTGACTAATTTCTTCTAATCTTTCGATGGTTTTGGGTGCATTGATGAATTCCTCATTGTTGTTATTATCTTTCACATAATCAATATCATTAAACACAATTGATTTTTCTTCATTCAATTTTTCAATAATGTTTTCCGCCGTTTCTACAGAACCTCCACTTTGTACAGGAGTGGATGTTGATGTTGTATTAGGAACAATATTCGTTTCTTTTGTTACATTAGAAGTATTTGCAGAAGATGGAACAACGGATTCAGCAACAGGTTCTGGTTCTATAATTTGTTCCTTAATCTCTTCTACTATGTCTTCTTCTATTGTTTCATCCATATACGCTTTCAAAATGGATTCAACCGGAATGCTTTCTCTCACAGTATTCAAAATACATTCTTGGACTATTAATTCTAATTCCCGATGATTTTTTTGAACTTGTAATGGTGGAATATTGATTTCAAATAAATACACGTTTTTGTAGACTTTTCTTGCTATATTGATATAAATTTTGTGGACAAAATCATCTAGTTTGGGAATAGTAATATCTA